GCCTGGTTCACCCGTCTCACAGCAAAGATGCAGTCCTCTTACACCTCTTGGAAGCGAGCTCATCTCGAGAAAGTCAAAGAGAGTTCTTCTAAACAGCAGGTTAAGAGCCCCCCAACTAGAGACCCGCTCAGAAAAAAGGAGACATTCGAGGAGTATGTCACGCGCACCTCCAAGCGCAACTCTCGTCCTCCTTCAGAGGTAGGTTCTATGATGTCGATGAGGTCCATGGCGGCTATAAGTGAGAGGGTGACATCCTTGGAGGTCACTCTCAACGACATCAAGGATGAGCTTGCCAGTCAGAAGGAGAAGACAGAGGAGACCAATAAGCTGTTGCAACAGGTCCTATCTCAGATGGCATAGGCGTAATGCCCTCCTGGGTCATCGATTGTCACCCCTGCCCTTAAGAAAAAAGAGAAACACTTCCAATCTCAACCTACACGTCACACGACTAGCATCAGAATACACCATGTCTATGCTTCCTGAGACGACATTATCCTCTCCCCTTATCGATCTTGATTATGACATCCTTTTGGGATGCCTGTCACCGGGTTACATTAGGAAACACCCTCGTTACAAGAACCGTGACGCTTCAGAGGCGGCCGCCTCATTCCGAGGTGAGTTCCCAGACCAGCAGCTGCCTAATCTCTGCCGTCATACTCCGGAGCTGACCCCTGAACTATGGGCACTCGGGAGAAGGACAATTTCACCAGAGTCAGTGCAGGAGAGACTTTCAGAAACTGAGGGAGATGTTAAACGGTTCTGGGAAGCTCTGCAGGAAGGGATGAGAGACTTGTTCTGCCAATCATCGTCCGGGGCCTTTTTCAACGGGATCGGACCAGAAAAACTCAGCCCCCGGAACAGGGATCTTCTAGCTGATGTATTGTATTGGATGATAATTCTCGAGGATTCGGTTCAAGCATCCGAGGCTGGACCGGGATCGTGGATCCGGAATGATTGGGCTTACTGCAATAAACGGTTCGCTATCATCAAGACTGAGACGTCATGGGTTGCTCTGACCCATCATGTGGTGTTGATGTTGAAGGACCTGTGCTTCTCAAAATGGATTGTCGATCTCCTTGCTCAAACCACCTCAGACAAGACATCTCTGAGCAGCTTGCTACTCTTGTATGAGCAGTGGGCGGCTTCCGCCCTCGAGAGGTATGGCAATTTTGCCTATGATCTCCTCAAAGGGATTGAAGCTCTTTCCAAGACACGGATAATTGAGATGACAGAAGATGTACTGGATGGGGGCCTGATTTTTGACAAGATGTGGGCTAAGTATCGTGACAAGGAGCGCGGTCTAACTAAGTCGAACACTCCAACGATAGATCGTCTGGTCTCTATCCTTCGGAGCATGCGGTCTCCAAACCAGGTATCAGAGTTCTTCGGATTCTGTAAACTGGCGGGACACCCCTATACAGACCCGGTCGGAGGTTGCATCTCGTCCAAGACATTGGGGCAAGCTATTCTGCCCATATCACCGTCTGCGGCTCGGCAGCTAGAATGGAGCTTTTGTCATCTATACGTTAAAGGATATGTTAAGGAGAAGGGTGTGTGGCCACCTCTCGAGTTCAACATCCCTGGGATGATGAGATGTAGACTCAAAGAGTTACATGATAAGAACCACCCATCTCTCCCTATGGGACTACATCTCTATCCTCCTTCTGACTGGGAATATGCTACCTTCGCCCCTCACATCAAGTTCGACACAGGGGAAGATATCCTGTCAGATAGACGACAAAGCTATCTCGTATCGGCGAGATGAATTCGATGCCGCCTGGCATGACTCACTGCCCTACAATCCCCCGAAACCTTCTACCTCTAACAGAGCTCTGACCGAACTCCTAAGTCGTCCGGCTTTTGATCTATCTGAGGTGATAGACAAGGTGTCGAGAAGAGATATCCCGGAGGCATGGAAGATCGTGACAATCTCACCTAAGGAGAGAGAGATGAAGCGGGAGCCACGCATGTTCGCAATGATGGTTTTGGAGCTGAGGTATTTCTTTTCTAACGCAGAGCACAACATCGCTGACGGAGTGTTCCGGTACATACCTGAACAGACGATGACCCTGAGCCGGAAAGAGTTGATAGAGAGGTTTCTCTCGGTATCGAAGTACTCAAAAGGCGGGTGGCGAAGAGCTTATGTTGAGATAGATTTTTCCCGCTGGAACCTCATGTGGAGAGATGAGGTGATAGCACCCATCGGCCTGCGTCTGAATCAGATCTATGGGGTAATAGGGATATTCGATTATGTACATGAATTCTTCAGCCAGGCACTGATTAACTTACGTCTGTACGGGTTGCCACCTGACCACCTTGACTCCTCCAATCGTGACAACCCTCCTGAGGGGGACACACTATGGTACAATCACAAAGGTGGGTTCGAAGGGATAACGCAGAAGCTCTGGACGGCTGCTACACTTGCCATGGTCCACACTGCTCTCTGGCCTCTCGGTATCCTCTATCATATAGTGGGTCAGGCTGACAATCAAGTCCTAGTTATAGACTACTACCCACCACAGGACATGACCAATTCTCAGAAAAACCGATATGCTCGCCACATTGTGGCACAAGTCAAAGAAGCTCTAGAGACATCTTGCCTCAGGGTCGGACAAGAGGTCAAAGCTGAGGAATGCATTGAGTCGACCACCTTACTTACCTATGGCAAAGAGATGTGGCTTAAAG